CTGGCCCTCGTTGAGGATGCCGAAGCCGTAGGTCTCTTCGATCGACATGTTCTGGATGTTGTACTGGCCGTCTTCCCAGCTCTTGACATGGGGCTCTTCAGCCACGATCAAGGCGCCGAGGTTGCGGCTGTTGAACATCATGATGTCGGTCGTGCGCTGCTCGGGATTGAAGTTCACGAACGGGCTGACCAGGATCCGGAACGGAATGCCGAGATAGTTCGGCAGGATCGGGGCCGACGTCATGTTCTGGTAGTTGCCAGAAGTCGCCTGCGACACTTCGCCGCCGGTGAGGTGACCGTTGGTGTACTGCCCGGTCTGGCCTTGGCCGATGCCGAGTCCGCCGTTGTTGTAGAACTTGTTGCCGAGCACCGCGGGGTTGCCGGTGAAGTTGGCGAAGAAGCTGCCGCCGCCTGCCTGGATGGCAAACTCACGGAGGACAGGATCCTTGACCCACATCAACCACGCCATCGGGTGGACCAGAAGCGTGTCGGGAACGAAGCCGTTCAGCAACACAGCCGCGTACATGTCGAACACGTCGTCCACTGTCATGGATCCGTTCAGCACGCCCTTGTAGTTGCGGCCGGTCGTGACGCCCTTGATCGGCTGCAGCGGGGAGCTGGCCAGACGGGAGTTCGGATCGTTGTCGAAGACCAACGTGCCGAGCTTCGTGATGAAGTCGAAGATGTACTCTTCCTTGTGGCGCGCGAGAGCGTTGCCGGCCAGACGCAGCCAGAAGTTGATCCATGGGTAGGCCGATTCCTCGACGAACCGCTTGGCGATCTTCAGGCGAAGGCCGTGACGCTTGACGGTCACGCCGAAGGACTGCGCACCACCAATGTTGATGTTGTAGATCGGCAGATCCATGCCGTCACCGGTTTCCTCTGCACGCAGAGGCTCGACGGCCGGAAATACGGTCATCATGCCGGGCTTGTACTGGATCTTCTGAAGCAGATGCGTGCCGATCAGCATCGGCTCGATGCCTTCTTGCACGATGGTCGTCATCGCCTTCGGAATCATGAAGGCAGCGTTCTGGATGTCCAGGGCATCGTTGATGTCGACATTCTTATCGGCGACCGGGTCCCACCCGTTCGTACGGAAGATTGTCGCAAACCGATCCTGCAGTTCAAGTTCTGCCTTGAATTGTTCGGGAGTGACCTTGGTCTTTGACATGTGGAAAATACCCTCCTCAGGGCGGTTTGGTCCAACGTGGGCCGGCGGATTGTAAAGGTGGTGAGTCAGAGACCGCAGTTAGCGTCTGGTCTCGACTTGGATAAGCTGGCGACACCGGCGATCGGGGCATTGGAATGCACCGGCGATCTCACCCGCGGGGTTCTTCTTGACCACAAGCTTGTCGCAGACTCGGCCTGTGCCATCGGAGCGTTTGGCCATGCACCGCAGACCGTCACCCTTGACATACGCTTGGCCCTGGGTAATTACGATCTGCGGCATGGAATCTCCAACCAACTGTTAGTTATGTGCGTGCGCCTGGGTTACAGGAGCACGCGGACCAGGACGTAGGTGCCGTACTCGGGTCGGGGCTGGGTCTTCTGCAGCTGAGAGGCCTTGTAGATGCCGTCAGTCGTCAGGTTGATGTCGTAAGGCAGACCCGCGGTGGCCGAGCCGCCCATCATGATGGCCGCCGGGTTCGGATCGGTCATCGGACCAACCATGCGAGACGGATCCCACAGGGTCTTGATGCGGTTCGAGAACCCGATCTTGTTGATCATGTTCACGACGCCGATGACGCGCCCAACCAGATCGACAGGCGAGTTGACTGCCGGGTTGAACACCGTGTAGTTGCCCTGGTCGTTCTGAAACTGCGAGAAGGTAACGCCTGCGCCGGTGGTGGGAAGCCCGGTGAAGTGGGCGAAGGTGCGGCCGTAGCCCTGCACGTAGCCCTGAATGCCGTCGGTCGTTGCGTCTTGCTGCAGCGTGTTCGGCGTGGCGCCAATCCACGGCACCTTCAGAACGTACTGGGTCTGGATGGCCGTGCCCATCTCGTGCATGTAGTTCATGACCTGGAAGCCGATGGGATTCAGGCCCTCGAGACGGTACAGGATGCCGCCGGCGAGCGATGGATCGATGATGCTCACGCCACCGATGTACTGGAAGACGTTCCGTGTGCAGACGCCGATCGGGCGGGCTGTGCCGTACGAGTACGGAACCGCTGTGCCCACATGACCCACGTCGTCGATGTCGCTGGTGTAGACGAAGGTGCTGGTGCCGGCCGCGAGCGCGCCGTCAACCACGCCAGAGATGGTCAGGGTGGTTGTGGTGGCCGCAACGGTCACAGCATTCAGGTTGAACACGGCGGTGTAAGCAGCCTGTGCAGCAACTTGGGTCGTCTGGGCAGTCGCCAGGTTGGCCAGAGCGGTGTTGTAGGCCGCCAGGGCCGCCGACTGATTGGCGAGATCCGTGGGTGTCACTGCGATGCCGGCCGTGGTCACAACCACATTCGCGGCGGTGAGGGCGGTGTTGGCAGTCGTAACAGCGGTGTTCGCCGTGGCCAGTGCGGTGTTCGCAGCGGTGAGAGCCGCGTTGGCAGCGGTCACAGCCGACGCAGGAGCAGCCGCAGTGACTGCCGCAGCCACAGCCGTCGCAGCCTGTGCCAGTGTCCCGTTGAACTCGACCGTGACAGGCGCGCCTGTCGCGCCGACCTGGAAGGTCAGCTGGCCGTCAAAGGTGTCGCCGGCCGCAGCCAGCGTATAAACCAAGGTGGACTTGGTCGCAGTGGCGGAAGGTGTGAGCACCGGAACCAGGGGAACGTTGGTGGCGGACCCGGACAGGGTCGTGCCAGTCGTCACGCTCGGGAACAGGGTGCAATTCCAGGCCCAGTTGATGTCGGCCCAGCTGACCGCAATCACGGTGCCGTTGGTCAGGGTGACATTGCCCGGCGCGGCGTCGGCAGGAGCTGCCAGAACGCAATGGTCGCCAGGAGTCACGGCATTGCCGGTGCGAGGATCGATGGTGAACTGGTCAATCGAGCCAGCGCCCCACTGGATGATGCACCACACGTTGGAACCGGCGGGGGTCTTGCCGCATTGCAGGCCGGAAGGAACGAGTGCGCCGCTCTTGTCTTGCCCAATCAGGTGCTGCGAGCTGAGCACGACGGACGCCAACTTCGGATGGCCTTGATCCTGACGCAGACCGGGAAGGTAGGGCGCCGGATAAGGAACAGGCAGCCAGGGCTTCAGGGGCTCAGAGAGCTCCAGGTCCGGGGTCGTCTGGCCGATACGGTCTTGCCCGAACAGTTTGCCGGTGTACTGGTTGTTGAGATCAACTGGCATGAGATTTCTCCTGCAACCTACTTACTGGTTGCTTAGCTGAGCTTCACACGTCCGTAACGAACGTCGGCGATGTACCGCTGGCGGTCCGTTTCGTCATGAATGTAGGTGAGCATGCGATCGAGCTTCTGGGCGTCTTGCACCGTGAGCGCAGGGATCAGAGCCGGACTGGGGTCCGTTCCATCAGCCTCATCTACGTGAGCGTTGTCGTTTACCGTGGTTCCCTGGTCGGTGCCAGCTTTCCCCGGTTCGGCCGCGGTGTTCCACTGCAGCTCGGTGAAAAGATCGGTCACAGCGTCTTTCAGACTCTGGATGTGGCGCTTGGCAAACTCGGCGATCTTGTCCTGAATCTGCTTCGGATCGAGGCCGACATAGCCGTCCTTCTTCCGCAGGCAGTTGTGCATGACCAGCGTCGTTGCCAGGCTCGTCTTCGAATCCAGGAGGACGGCGGCGAGCAGGCGGTCCTTGGTGGCGACACTGGTTCTGATCGTCGCCAGCTCATCGGTCAGGCCCAGAACGGCGTCGTCCTTCTCGGCCAACTCGTCCTTGGTGATGAGCAACGAATCCTTGATGTTCTCAGTGAGGTACTTCTTGGCCCACTCGACATAACGGTCCTTGTTCCACCGCTCGCCCAGGGCGCTGTGAAGATCCTCCATCTTGTACTGCAGTCCGTGCTTGTCGGAAGCCGCTGACTTGTGATGCTTGTCCAGACACTCGTAGTGGCCAAGAATCTCCTTGACCTCTGCGGCCCGGGTGTCCTTGTCGGCCTCCTCGGCATCGAACAGCTTCAGGTCGGCAGCCAGAGTCTTCAGCTCATCACTGATCGGTCCCCGAAGCTTATCCCTGAGGTTGTCGGAGCATTCTTCGCAGACGTACTCGCCATCGGAAGTAAAGCCGAGGTTCTTTTTAGAACCGCAATTGAAGCACTTGTTCTGTGCGTCCTCGGTCTTCGTAATCCCGCACTTCAAGGTCTTGCCCTTTCTCTCCACGCAGGCCCGTATCTTCTCCTTGGCGCCGTCGCTGATCTTGGCCCGGCCGAGCAGCCGAAGGGCTGCGGTGTGATGCGCGCAGTCTTCCACGGGGAAGGTGCGATTCGGACCACAGAAGGACTTGCCACTCAGCTTCTTGCGGGCTTCCGCATCCAGCTTGGCGTCCTTGATCTGCTCGTCTTTCAGTTCGCCACTGGTGCCGGCGGCATCCAACTCGACACAAAGCTCGTCGTAAACCTTCTGCTCGTCGGCGAAGAACGCCTGGTCCTCATCGGTCAGGGTGAACCCTGTCCAATCGCAGATCCCGTCCACGCACTCGGTTGCTTCGGCAACCGCTGTCGTGATGGCGGCCGCATCGTGCACGCCATCGGCTACTGCGGGAACCGCAGCGAGATCGGCGTTCATGCTGGCGTCTTCGATCGCGGCCGGCTCGGTTTCTTTCCGCTTCCAACCGTTCTTGCGAATCTTGGCGGTGAGTGTCGACTGCAGACTGCGCCGGGAGGTCTTGTCGTCGTCCGATTCCGGTGTCCAGGCCGTGAGCTGATCCTGAAGATCGAATGCTGTTTCTGCCGTCAGATCCTGGCTCTTGAGAGTCTTCCCAACGGCGGCCACGTCAATCGTCATCTTTGGTTCCTCGTATTCAATCACGATGTCCGACTCGTACAGGCTGTCGGTCAGTTTGAGGCCCCTGTCGATAGCAAATTGCTGGTCATCGAGAGGCAGACCAAGGAAGAACATCTTCTCGAGGGAATCCTTCAACTCATAGGACTTCACCTGAGCAAACGGATCGGCTCCGAAGTTGACGAAGCTGAGCTCCTTGTACTTGAACCTTCCCGAGATCAGGAAGGTCATGCGTCCATCGACAATCTCACCGGGGCGGTGTTCGCATTTGTCTTCGGACGCCCAGTCGGTGTGGCAGATGGAACAAGTGGCCGAGTCGGTAATCGCGCCGGCCGAAACGCACAGATACTCGTCGCGGAGTATCTTTTGAATCGCATCAGGGTTGGTCAGGTTCAGACCCAGTTCGATATGACCGATGCCCTGGTAGCCCTTAACCCGGGCCAGGTTGTCCTGGATCCAGTCCACCGTCTTGAACAGGTTGAACTTGTTGCCAGACTTCGAATCACGGTTGTAGAAGACTGATTCCTTCAGAACCGGAAAGTCCCTGGCGTATTTCCAGGAGTCGTCGATGTACTTGGCCTCACGAATCCGGCCCAGCACATCGCCTTCTTTGTCATGCCCCCGAAGGACGGGAAGTGCGGCGACCCCTTTGGGAACCCAGGTCTGAACCGCGTCCTGCATGCAATCGGGACGGTAGAACTTGCGATTGCCCGTAACGATCCCGGCGTGAGTTGCGTCCACGCGAACGAGCAGGCTGTGGCCTGTCTCGGACTTCGAGTCTTTGCACTCGAACAGGAATCTCTTGTTCTCAAGAACCGCGCTCGGACGAAACGTCAGGAAGTCGTGGATCTTGAGCCAACGGCGCTCGCTCAGCATGTCCTACCTTGTATAAAACCAACCGTTAGTTAGTAGACCGGGTAACGAAGCTCAGTCCGGCGCCCCACTACTTAACGGTTGAGAGGAATCTCAAGCAGGAAGGAACCTCCCTGCGGGATGGGCTGGATCGAAGCGTTGCTCTGGAACAAAGCGGACGCATCCTGCGCAAGTGCCTGTTGCAGCGGAGTCACTCTGGAGTTCTGCATACCAGGGCCGTTAAGCTGCGTGATCGGCAACGGCATATTCAAGCTCGGCATTATCTACCTCGTCTTCCAACTCCGCTCGAAGAATCACGGAAAGAAGCTCAGGATCAGAAGTTTCAGCAATCACGGATTTCAATGAACTCAATCCGGCGGCTCGTTCCTGTCTAGTATAGGAATCACCAACTGAATCGGTGATTTCGCGCTGGTTGATACGCTCAACGATCTCGTCGACGATCCTTGCGCTTGCTTCACGCCAGTTCTTATCCACATTCAGACCATCAGCAATCAATCGCTCCCGACCCTGCACCAAGCCTTCATAGATCTCGCCGATGAGGCTGTCACTGTTCTTGCCTGGACCGAGTTTGGATCCATGCTGGTTGGCCGGCCGCATCTTATTGGCGGTTGCCGCGGCGGTTTGTGTGGTCTTCTTGGCAGTGCCTCCGCGCGGCCGGCCGGCGCCCGTACCCTTGCTGGCGCGGCGCGCGCTGGCATTGGCCACGGCCACCTTGGCCTTGGCGATAACGGGCAGGTGCTTTGCCTGCGCCTCGAGGCTCTGCTGCTCGTGGCCAGCCTTGGCCTCGGACAGCTTGGCCTGGGCTTCCATCAGCTTCATCTGGGTTCCAGCCAACGCCTTCTGGTTCGTGACGTCCTGTCCAGCGATCTCGATGGCCGAAGCTGTCTTGTACTTGATGATCTCCCGTTCCAGACGCAGCACATGAAGCGCGAAGTGGGTATCGTTCTGCTCCGCCTTGGTCATCGGTTTGTACTTCATCCGCTTGCGGGCTTCCGTCTCCGTGATCAGATGGGAGTTGAAGAGGGCCATCACATGCGTCTCTTCCTTGATCCGATTGTCGAGGTCGAGTTCGTGGAATGACAGCTTGGTCCGGGCCACACCCTTCTGAACGGAGGTGGAGTAATTGGCCTCCTGGAACCATTCCTTGAAGATGAGCATCCGGATCTGATCGGCGAGCTCGTCGAGGTCGGCCTTGATCGAATCCTTCAGGTTCTGCGAGATGTTGTCGGCGGTGGCGCGGGTGGCGTCGGCGCCTTCGCCCATGTCGATGGCGCTCATGCCCAGGCCGATGTAGACCCGGGACTTGAAGTGCTCCACCAGGGCCTTGAAGTCGAG